CCATAATTAAAATATATGCTGTAAATAAAATCACAGCATAGAACTAACCTATTAGGAGTGATAAATGCGAAACAAATTTGAACAATTAATTGAATATATCATTAATGAAGACATGGAAAAAGCAAACGAATTATTTCATAGCGTTGTTGTAGAAAAGTCACGTGACTTTTATAATGAACTCGTAGCTGAAGATATGGATGGTATGGATGATGACATGCAGTCCATGGATCAAACTGACGATATGATGAACGACATTTCAGCTGATGAAGAGGGAATGGGTCATGATGAAGAAGGCGAAGACGAAGTTTCATTTGGCGATGATGAAGAGCATGAAGAGCAAGATATGGAAGATCGTGTAATTGATCTTGAAGATGCACTTGATGATCTTAAGGCTGAATTTGAACGTCTAATGTCAGACGAAGCTGACGAGCCAGAGCATAATGATATGCCAGAAGAAGGCGTAATGCGTGAATATGTTGAAAAGGTTGCAACACCTGGTAATACTGAAGGTTCATCAGTTGGTGCAAATGCTGGTTCAGTAACTGGTTCAACTAATACCAAGAGTATTGTAGCTGGTAAGAACGACATGGGCGGCACTGCAAAGAATTTGAATCAAGGTGGAAACAACGAAGATCCAGATGGAAAGCAGTACAAGAAGCCAAGTAATGCTTATACCAAAGGCGAAAAGAAGATGGGTCAAGACAAGTATGAGAATTCTCCAGGTGCAAATGCTGGAAAGACTTTTTCAAACGCTAAGAAGCCCACTACTAGTGAGCCAGCAGGCGTTAATAAAAAGAATATTCTAGCCAAGTAAGGAATAAAAATGAGACCTTTTTTAACAGAAAATCTTAGCTTTGATCAGGCCCATATGGAAACAATGAAGGTCAATGAAGGCAAGGATTTGTTTATGAAAGGCATCTTCATTGAAGGTGGGGTTAAAAACGCAAACGAGCGTGTTTACCCCGCTCACGAAATTGCCAAAGCAGTAAAGCATTTAAACGAACAGATTGGCAAAGGTTATTCTGTGCTTGGAGAAGTAGATCATCCTACTAATTTGCGAATCAATCTAGATCGTGTAAGTCATATGATTACAGAAATGTGGTTAGATGGTGCTAAAGGCTGCGGCAAAATGAAAATCTTACCCACTCCAATGGGTAAGATTGTATCTGAAATGTTAGGAGCAGGCGTAAAATTAGGTGTTAGCAGCCGCGGTAGTGGTGATGTTAATGAGGGTTCAGGTCACGTTAGCAATTTTGAAATTGTTACTGTTGATATTGTAGCTCAACCAAGTGCTCCTAGTGCTTACCCAGTTGCAGTTTATGAAGGTCTCATGAATATGCGTGGCGGGCACCGTGTTTTAGAAATGGCAAAAGACTTAAACGAAAACACTCAAGTACAAAAGTTTCTTGCTAGTGAAGTAGCAAGATTAATCAACGAATTAAAGATAAGATAAGTTCAGGAGAATATAATGTTCGAAGCATTAAAACCATTAATTGAAAGCGGTATCTTGAACGAAGAGACACGTGAAGTATTAGAGTCTGCTTGGAATACTAAGCTAGACGAAGCTCGCAACTCAATTCGTGCAGAAATCCGTGAAGAAATGGCTAATCGTTATTCACACGATAAAGCCACAATGGTTGAGGCTCTCGATCGTATGGTATCGGAATCACTAACAGCAGAAATTAAAAACATTGCTGCTGAACGTGCTGCTATTGCTGAAGATCGTGTAAAATACACCGAAGCTATGATGGCTAAACTAGTTTATTTTGAAGACTATTTAAATGAAAGTTTAGCAAGAGAAGTTGCGGAATTACACCATGACCGTGCTGCTATTAAAGCAGCTACAACAAAATTAGAAGACTTTGTAACAGAAGGTCTCCGTCAGGAGATTGTTGAATTTGCTCAAGATAAAGCAGATTTAGCTCGTTCAAAAGTTCAGCTTGTTGTAGAAGGCAAACAAAAGTTAAAAGCACTAAGTGAAAGATTTATCAAACGTGCTGCGACTCTAGTAGATGAAGCAACTGATAAAACCTTACGTACAGAACTCAAGCAACTAAAAGAAGATATTCAGGAAGCAAAAGAAAACAATTTCGGACGTCGAATTTTTGAAGCATTTGCAACCGAATTTACTGCCACACATCTTAACGAACGTGCAGAAATCAAGAAAATGCAAGGTGCAATTGATATGATGGAAAGCAAGATTCGTTATGCTGTTGAAGCAGCAGAATTAGCTGAGGCTAAAGCTAACGCTAAAGAAACTGAGATTAAGCGCATCACTGAATCAATCGAGCGTCACAACAAGATTAGTCATTTAATGCAACCTCTCAGTAAAGAGAAGGCCAACGTCATGAAGCAACTCTTGGAAACATGCCCAACTGATCGCTTAGAGGCCGCATTTAAAAAATATCTAGCACCTGTAATGGAAGGAAATGCTCCAGTAACTACTAGAAAAACTGTAGTTACTGAATCAATGACTGAAATCACTGGTAATAGAACTTCTACTCAAGAACAATCAAACAGCAATATCGTCGAGATACGTCGTTTGGCTGGTCTTAAAAACTAACAAATTTGGAGAATTTAAAAATGTCAAGAGAATTATTAGAAGGACGTTGGGGCGAAACAAGAGCAGCATTGCTTGAAGGACTAACCGGCAACCGTAAGACTACAATGAGCATGGTGCTCGAAAATACTCGCAAGTATCTAGCAGAAAATGCATCCACTGGTGCTACTGCTGCTGGCAATGTTGCTACACTTAACCGCGTAATCCTACCAGTGATTCGTCGTGTTATGCCAACAGTTATTGCTAACGAGATCGTTGGTGTTCAGCCAATGACTGGTCCCGTTGCACAGATTCATACTCTACGTGTTCGTTATGCTGATAACTTCAGTTCAAGCGGTTCAGGTCAGTTTGCTACTGCTGCCAATGCCGGTGATGAAGCTCTAAGCCCATTCAAGATTGCATCAGGCTACTCTGGTAGTGCTCCTGGTGCAACTGGTACTGGTCTTGCAGCATCAACTGGATCAATGGAAGGTACTCCAGGTCGTCGCTTGAACGTGCAGATCTTGAAGCAGCCTGTAGAAGCTAAGACTCGCAAGCTATCAGCTCGCTGGACTTTTGAAGCTGCTCAGGACGCACAGGCAATGCATGGTCTTGACATTGAAGCAGAAATCATGGCAGCACTTGCCCAGGAAATTACTGCTGAAATCGATCAGGAAATCCTATACAGCCTACGCTCACTAGCTGCAAGTGAATATACATTCAATCAAGCAACAGTAAGTGGTACTGCTACATTCGTTGGTGACGAACATGCTGCTCTAGCTGTTCTAATCAATAAGGCATCAAACGCCATTGCACAGCGCACACGTCGTGGTGCTGGTAACTGGTGCGTTGTAAGCCCAACTGTTCTAACTGTTCTACAGAGCGCAACTACTTCAGCTTTCGCTCGTACTACTGAAGGTTCATTTGAAGCCCCAACTAATACTAAGTTTGTTGGTACTCTAAACGGAGCAATGCGTGTTTATGTTGATTCCTATGCTGACGACACTATCCCAGTGCTTGTTGGTTACAAAGGAACTTCAGAAGCTGATGCTGCTGCATTCTACTGCCCATACATTCCTCTAATGTCAAGTGGTGTTGTTCTTGATCCATCAACTTTTGAGCCAGTAGTTGGTTTCATGACACGTTATGGATACATTGAATTAACTAACGTAGCAAGTTCGTTTGGTAATGCTGGTGACTATCTCAGCGAGATCGCGGTAAGCAACTTGGCATTCTCATAATATTTGAGAGTACTAAAATACAAAAAGGGGCGGAAACGCCCCTTTTTTATTGACTAGATTTCTAATAAATTATCTAATAGATTTCTTCTGTACGCTTTCAAAAGATACTCTTGGAATATCGTAACGATTTAATCCTAAATCTTGTAATTCTCGATCGGTTAAATTATTCAATTCTTCGTATATACGACGAGCTCTAAATCCAGTGTCTATTGAATTAAACACAGTATCGATACTTTGGTAAAATGCACTAGTAAAATAATTCAAATATGTCATCATCTTTATCACCTCTTTCTCCTAATTAATTATACTGGATATTTACACCTTACGCAACTGGAATTATGTTGCGCTGCACACATGCCTGCTATGCTTTTAGAAAACAACAAAATCAGTTAAATATATAATACGCTGGGATTATATACAATGCTAAGACGTTATTATGGTAAAATTAGTAAGCTTCCAATGGATCAATTCACAGGTCACGATGGTGAGCTTGTTGTTGATGACATCACAGGCAAAGTCTATGTCATGGATGGCATCACGCTTGGTGGTACTGAATTAGTTGGAGCAACGCCACGTTTTGGAACAACTCCTCCGGTAAATCCAACCCCCGGTACATTATGGTACGATCCCAATAGTGGACGCACCTACATCTATTTTCAAGATACTTGGGTTGATGCTGCTCCAAATACAACTTATTCACTTCCGATAGCTAATGCAGATGTATTGGGTGGCATTAAAGTAGATAATGAAACTATTGTTATTGATGAATTCGGTGTAATTAGTGCTATAGGTGACGGGTATCTGTCTAATAGATTAGTAAATGGTGAGTATGCTTTAAATCTTAGTTCAGATGGCTGGGTTCGATTCCCAGAAATTAATTCTACTGGTGCTGCTGTAGCTCCCATTGATGATGGAATAAGCCTTGGTACCGATATTGGAAATGTCAGTATATGGCCTGGTCCAGATAATAAATGGACATTTGGAACAGATGGAAAATTAACATTACCGGTTGCTGGAAAGATTGCTAACGGCAATAATGAATGGACATTTGGATTAGATGGGTGGTTAAGATTCCCAGAAATTAATTCCACTGGTGCTGCTATAGCTCCTATTGTAGACGGAATAAGTTTCGGTACTGATACTGGAAATGTCAGTATCTGGCCTGGAGAAAGCCAATGGCATTTTAGTACAAGCGGTAATCTAACATTACCTGCAAGTGGATTCATTAACTTTTCTAATTCTCATTCTATATTAACAGGATTAGCAACAGAATCATATGTCACAAGTCAAGGGTATCTAACAAGTTCTAACTTATCTACGTATGCAACTGAATCATTTGTTACAACTAGAGGTTATATTACTTCAGTACCAACTGCTTCTGATAGTCAATTGGGTTTAGTAAAAGTTGATAATAGTACAATTGTTATTAATAATGGTACTATTAGTTC